AGGTATAAAAAAGGAGATTGCGAAGATTTTGCCATTCTCGCTCGCTATTTTATTGGGGACAGATATGAAACTCATTTAGTTGTATGGACTGGAAAATTTAGAGAAGATTCTAAATTCCATAAAAAATATAAAGAAAAGAAGATATGCCATGCAGTAGTAGCAATTAAATTATATGTAAACAATTGGGGAATCATAGACCAAGACAAATACATCCCCAATGGTAGGAGTTTAGTAGATATAATTAAGATTAATTGCGATTTAAGAAGAATTAAAGTAATAAGAGCTTATATAGCAGATTTATATAGATTTAGGAATAAAATAATTAAAGAAATAGACTTAGAGGAGTAAAATGAAACTCACAATCGTTACTCCAACCCACAATACCAAGTATATCAAAGAGGCATATAATAGCCTATTAGCCCAAACCGATAAGAATTGGCACTGGCTTATCGTACTAAATGGCAATGCCCAGCATATTGATATCAAGGATGAAAGGGTAAAGCAAATAGACTATCCAAATGCCCCAATTAGAGTTGGTGCTGTGAAAAATTTCGCCTTTAGCCAAGTAAAAGAAGGCATCTGTGTCGAACTCGACCACGATGATTTGCTCACTCCAATTGCGGTCTATCATATCAAAGAGGCATTTAGAAATCCAGAAATAGGATTTGCCTACAGCAATTTTGCGGAATTTGAAGATAAAACTTGGAAACCGAAAGTATATGGCTCTCAATATGGCTGGCAAAGCGAAGAAAGATATTGGTATGGGCATAAATTCATATCTATGAAAGCATTTGAGCCATCCCCTCATTCCATAGGCAATATACATTTCGGTCCCAATCATGTAAGGGCTTGGACAGTTGAGGCATATAAAAAAGCTGGGAAACACAATCCCAGTTATAGAGTATTGGATGACCAAGATTTAATCTCAAGAACTTATTTGGCGACAAAAATGAAGCACATACCAGAGTGCTTATACTTATATCGGAATTGTTCGGGGCAATCATTTAGGCGATTCAATCGGGAAATTCAAACTGGTACCCTAAAATTATATGACAAATATATATTCAATATGGCAAAAAGATGGTGCCAATTACATAATGATTATCTGATGATCGATTTAGGTGCAAGGCATGGCAAACCAGTGGGGTTTATCGGCGTTGATTTGTCTGGAACCGATATTACCGCAGACCTGAATAAAAAGTGGCCATTCAAGGATAATTCAGTAGGGTTAATACGGGCAAATGATATAATCGAGCACTTGAAAGACCCAGTAAACACAATGAACGAGGCATATAGAGTTTTAGTGGATGGTGGGTGGCTTTTAATCGAGGTTCCGTCAACCGATGGGCGTGGGGCGTATCAAGACCCATCCCATGTTTCAAAATGGAATAGCAATTCTTTCTGGTATTACACAGACAAAAAATATGCCAAATATGTCCCAACAATTAAATGTAGATTTCAAGTGCAAAGAATATTAAATTATAATCCAACCAAGTTTCACAAGCAGAATTATATCTGCTATACGAGGACACATTTGACTGCGATTAAAAATAAAAGGTATCCAGGAGTAGTAAAAATATAATGAAGAAAACCAAATTAAAGGCATACTACATTTTAAGAATAAATTGTGATTGTTGTAGTTCTAAAGAAGCAAGAACTAATTTACCACGAGGTATATGTGGTTCAGCAAAATGTAAACATTGTGGAAAAATGTTAGGTCTGATGGAATGGGAAGTGGTAGATAAAGTGAAAGCTCTTGGAGAGATAGATGCCTTACATAAATTTAATCTCACAAAAACTACTACTTTGGAAAGGAAAAATAAATGACAGGTATTGAGTTTAAAGAGTTTATTACGAGAGCAAAAGTAAAAGCAAACAGAAACAAACTATATGTATTTGGCGATAATTTACTTAAAACTGGGTATGGTGGTCAGGCAAAAGAGATGAGAGGCGAATGGAATACGATAGGAATACCAACTAAAAAATCACCATCGGAGTATTTAACCAATAATGATTATGAGCAAGTAGTTCCTCTGATAAAAGCCAAATTTAGTATCATAGAAGGACATTTGCAATGTAATCATATAATAGTAATACCAAGTGCTGGGATAGGAACAGGTTTAGCTGATTTGCCTAATAAAGCCCCTAAAATATGGAAAGTGATAAAAGAAGAACTTGAAAAATTAGGATGGAAAAATGAAACTAACCAATAAAGAACGAAAACTGTGGTTCCAAAAGATCTTGAGTCGGCGAGATAACTGCAAAAATTTGAGGGCGTTCGTCTATAATATCTTCGGGGTAAAACTGTATTCAAATCAAGTAAAGGCTTTAAGAGACTTTTTAGACCCAAAAATCAAAAAGGTTTATTACTCTTCGGCAAGGCAATCAGGCAAGACACAGATAATCGCATTAGCTGCTGCCATCATCCCCATATTTTACGATAATATTCATATGTATATCTTCGCCCCTAAATTGGAACAGGCACAAATAAGTTTTGAACGATTCTCTGCTTTAGTCCATACCAATCCATATAATATCTACGCTGGTTCTATCATAGTTGATAAAGCGGATAGAATTAAATTTTCAAATGGGACTGAAATAAGAGCGATAACTGCTTCCAGAAACGCTGATATAACTGGTTTAACAACACATATAATTTGTTTAGATGAGAGTCATAGAATTTCTCCTTATAAGGTTCGTGAGGATATCCTACCAATGGGCGGAGCAGTTCCTGGTGGAGCTAAAATTATTCAGTGTGGTGTCCCAGGAGTTAGGGGCACTCATTTTCACAAGGCGTTTAAAAACAAGTATGACCCAAAAGTCAACCCTTCGGGCTATATGCAACACATTTATCCTTGGGAACAATGCCCCATTTTAGACCGAGACTATGTATTGGCAAGAAAGGCCGAAGACCCAATCAGTTTTGCCACCCAATATGAATTAAGTTGGGAGAAGTCTAATATAGGTATGTTCTTATCTGAGGAAGATTGGGCACGCTGTATCACCCATTATGAACTTAAAGATAAAGAAGGCAAGCCCCTTCGAGGCGAATTTATGGGTATAGACTTTGCAAAATTGAGAGATTCCACTGTTATTACAGAATTGAGGCAAGACCCAGATGATCTCGAACACTTTTATGTGGTCGGATGGTGGGAGCTTTCTGGCGTGGATTATGCCTCTCAAATCGGTTTCATTAAGAATTTGTGGCACAGTGAATTAAAACAGATATACGCCGATAAGTCATCAGTGGGAGAGGGTCCTCTTGATGTACTGAGGCAGACAGGTATGCCCATTGAGGGCTTCAATTTTGATATTCAACACAAAGACAAACTCTACAAGAACTTGGCAAATTTTATCCAGAAGGGACAGATACACTGGCCAGCATCGACTCCAAGAGGATTTGAAAAGGAATATGTCCATTTTAAACAACAGATGATGGAGTTGGAAAAGGAGTTTAAACTGTCGGGACTTATTTCTGTCCATCACAATTTAGATGATTCATTGGGGAGAGATGATTTTCCCGACTCAATAGCCTTGGCTGTGTGGGCGGGTACTCACTTTATTGAGCCTTCGGCATATACAACCTAATAAGGAGTTTCCTAATGAGACTCAAGAAAATTACTTTGATTTCCAAAGATAACTGTATTCTATATAAGGTTGCCTGCTATACATATAATCTGTTAAATATAAGAGTTAAGCGAATTGATATTATAAACAACAATAAGGCAATAATTCACTATAAAAAATTAAGAACGCATATGAAGAGATAGGAGGCAGGATAATGAGCATAAAATTTAATACACTTGGGATAATTATGGACACAGCCAAGATAGAAAAAGCCCATAAACTAATCGACAGCTTATATGCCAAAATAAAAAAATACAATGATGAGGTAAAGCGGGCAAATAGGTTGCTCCGAGAGTTTGACGAGCTCAAAAAGAAAACCAATGTCAAATTTGATAAAGGCGAAGTCAAGGGTTTGCCTAAAAAGGAAGATTTGAAATGATACGCTTTTGCCTAACCTGCCAAAAATATGTTGAAACCTACGAAATGTCGGAGACTTATACCAAAACCGATGGCATGACTATGTTAATAGTTGAACACCATTGTTTTTGTTGCTTTAACTTAATTT